CCGGGCATCTAAATGATTTCATCTCAGAAGTAAAAAACAAGGGTATAGCCAGAACGTCTCACTTTGTCGTGGAGATTGCACAACCAAATTGTTTTAATAATATCGATAGAGCAGCAAATGTTATTGATGTAGGCAACATCTCTAATACATTAGCATTGATGTGTAGACGCGCCGCATTACCCGGTATCGGTTACATGACATCCGAACTTACATACAACGGAAACACTATAGAGGTTCCGTATCTCAAGCAACATGAAACTATAACTTTGACATTTTATGTGGATTCTTCTCTAAAAACCAAGTATTACTTTGATAACTGGATGGATTCTATTCAATTATACTCCACAAAAGGTTTTGGTTTCTACAAAGACTACACCACAAAAATAACCATTAATGTGTTGACGCCGGAAGAGCAAGAAGTTTATGCCATAGAGTTGGACGAAGCGTATCCAAAGGCAATTAATATGATTGAATTGGATTATGGCTCACGTGAAGTTATGGAACTGCAAGTCACTTTTGCATATAAATCTTGGTCCTCGGCTGCGTATAGAGCAGACCCCAAGAAATACCCAACCCTACTCGACGAGTTATTCGGTAATGAGCCTTGGTATCAAGGTTCAAAGCAAATAATTGATAAGATTGGTAGCGTAGTAACAACTGTAGATGAATACACAGGCAGATTTGAGCGTCTAAAAGGCATGGGTCAAGGATTTGTTAATCAGGCTAAAGGTATTAAGGGAATATTTAAGTCGAAAACAACAAGAATAAAGGACTTAGGAAAGTGGCTATAAATCCAAGACGTAGAGACATAATGCGCCAAACATGGAGACCGATTACCGCATTTGTGTATGCCGCTATTTGCATAGCAGACTTTATTTTATTTCCTGTGTTATGGTCTATTTTGCAAGCTACATTTAACGGCAGTGTAACAACACAATGGCAACCTATAACACTACAAGGTGCCGGATTGATTCATTTGTCGTTCGGGTCCATATTAGGTGTTGCTGCATTTTCTAGAAATCAAGACAAAAAAGATGGTAATGACTAGCTATGAATGATATTGAGACAAATCTATCAAAAAGCCTATCAAAAGTGCTAGAAATTGAGCGAGAAGACATCATAAAAGAGGCAAATGAGCAAGGTATTGCGATAGTTGATGCGGGCAAAGATGACTTGCAATTAGATTACGAAAAAACCAGAACTCGTCTCAATGCGATGTTGGATAAGTCGTCTAGTGCATTGGAATCGGCTATTAGTCTTGCCGTTGCATCCGAAAGCCCGCGCTCTATAGAAGCACTAGCAACACTAATCAAAAGCATATCAGATTTAAATGCATCCTTGCTTGATACACATTTGAAAATGAAAAAGATAAAGGAAGACGAGGCTAAAAAGGATGAGACTGGTACCACAAATAACACGTTTGTATTCAATGGTACCACAAAGGAATTGAAAGACTTCATTGAAAATATGAAGAATAAACCTTAAGCCCAAAGCCCCTCATAATATTTTCCGAAGAGTCTAAATCCGTTGCTGATTCTTTCTTGATGTCTCCGGCGTCCTTCCCAGTCACACTTACCTTCTACTTCCCACCGAACCGGAATAAACTCTTCTCCTTCATCCTCTGGTTGCTTTGTCCAATCAATTTTAGGATTTTCGATCCAGTATTGCTCTTCCCAGTTATCACTTACCTTTTGCTCAAATGTCCATATCATCTCATCCATGACCCAGTCCCACTTTTTGTGGTAGGATTCCCAGACAAGATTATCCAACTCTTCGCTAGCAAACATATCCAACTGAAAAGATTCATTGCTAGATCTATTCGGGCAGCGTAGATGCTCAGGTACATCTTCATCATCTACCATGGGCGATCCATGCTTTCTCTCTTTAAGCTTTTTTAGCATAGGGAGAATAATATGCGCAAGTGTGTTATCCATGCTCCACACATCATAATTATCAATGTGTATATTCATAGTGCGCTTGCGGTTATTGTAAATCCAAGAACAGATCGTTTCGATGAATGGAAGCTTTTCTGATATCCAGCTTCCTATAGCATGGGAGCGATCCTCGGACACGCCAATATGTTGTAACAAATCGGTTAGCTGATAAGGACCATAATAATTTATATAACCGCCAATTTTCACTTTCATAAATTAACCCAAAAGCATTTTTTTAGTGTGCTTTCTAATGTCATTCGTTTCGTCATCAATAACGTCCAAAGTCTTTCCTTCAAAATAGAATCCACATCCCTTTAGAAACTCTTCAAAGGAAGCTACAATTTCTGGTAGTTGGACCTCATCAATTTCATGAGTTATGCGCCTACCTTCATCTTCATGTATAAAAATAAATTTACTCATCACTTTTTCTCAATGTAAATGTACCGTCTTCATTATCAATCCATTTTATGGTGTCATCGACATCCCAACCCACTTCCTTAATCAATGCCGGATCAATTTCAATAAAATATTCATCTAATATTGCATCATACTGCACTGTTGAAATATACCTATTCATGCTGCTTCTTCACCTAATATTTCCTTTAATCTATCTGCGCAATATGATGCGGCAAACGCATTTGGTTTAACCATGGGAATCACATTACACATCCCTCGTATATAGCCTACCGCTTCGTTTATAACACAAGATGAACCATGAATTTCATTTGGGTTTATGTCCAGATGTACTTCCACATCTCTGTGCTCTAGTACATCCTGAAATCGCAAATACAGTTCAGCAATTTTCATAACTTCAGTCATGAGACGCATTCTAGGTCTATCTTGTCGATGATCAAAATCTTGTTCTCTACAGGATTCCCCAAATATCTTACATCCCTTGTTGCCATCGATATGCACAACTATGGCTAACGTATAGTCTGCATACCATTTTCCATCTATTAGAATTCTTTCGGAGTCGCCGCCTATGTAAATCTTTGTCGATGGAGTTTGTGCTTCAATAAACGCCTTTACCTCATCGACATTGATCTTTTTCATAGGAACCTCAGTTTCTAAGTTTAGTCACTTTGCTCTTTTCAAAATGGTATTTGTAACCATCAATAGAGACGACTACAGAATCCCATTGAATTGTGCCATCACTCTTAATTATGTATTTTTGATGATCAACGATAGCAAGTTGTCCATAATCCATATTTACAGGACAGGGTACAACTACTTTGTCGCCAGATTTGAATTGAGGAACATTGCCGTCTAGGTCTATCTGGTGCTTACTGATATCATAGGGTTCATATGTTTGTTCAAAGATGTCTTTTTTGATCGACCAATGTTCATTCTTAACACCTTCGACAATATAATCTTCATGTTTTGACATCATCGTGCCTTCAAGCGTGTTGATTAGCGCATGATTTATGGTCGAGTCTTCGTTATACACTATTTTTGCTACCCAACTTTCACGTAACAACTGATCCACGTTCTCTGAAATTAGCTGCAACACTTTAACTGGGATTGGCTTCTTTACATAATACATCACGCACCTCATCAAGCATTTTGATTACATCAGTAACATAAATTATTTCTTTTTGAATCACAAATTTATGTAGTTCGGATTTAATTATTTCCACGGTATGTAGAATTCCGTCTCTATGTCCTGCGAGATGTCCATCATTCCAGCATTCACTGCACACATCTTGAATCATTTGCTATACCTTATGTTGCGCAAGAATCGTTTGGCAATGGCTTCAGTTCAATGCGCCCACCATTCTCCACAATTTTTTGTTTTACAGTTTCCAAAGAAATAGGCTTGAACTCGGTTTGCTCGACACATACGCAAAAATAACGTTCATCGATAACTTCGTTTCCGTTGCTATCTCTTTTCATAATTCTATTTGAATGCGTATGCCCGTGTACATTACAGCCAAATCTGTAGAGATTAGACTCATGCACAGGAATGTGCGTCAGAATAATCCCACTCATCACATGGCAACCGCGAATATCCTTAAAATAGGGTGTATAGTCTTCCAGTTTAAAGATATCGTGGTTGCCCCTGATCAGTACCTTTTCACCATTCAGCCTAGCAAGCGTTTTTAGTGCTCTACGATTAATGACGACATCACCTAGATGATATATCTTGTCCTTTGGTCTAACTGTGTCATTCCATGCTTTTACCATGTATTCATCCATTTCGTCTGGATTATCCCATGGTCGAAGCTTGGTCCCGTCACTTCTAACAAATTTGCAGACACCAAAATGCCCAAAATGTGTATCTGATGTTAGCCATACATTAGCCATAGAGCCACCATAATAATCACTTCAAATACGAGCGAATCATCCAGCCATGCTTTTTGTGAATATCTA